CAGCCGGGCGTGTAGGGGCCGTTGCTCGCCGTGCGCCGCCACGAGTTCACCGGGCCGGACGACGTACCGAGCCCGTGATCCCGCGCCGACACGGCGCACCACAGGCTCACCTCACCCCGACACGGGAGATCACCATGCACACGCGCACCCTGCCCCGTCATGCCCGCACCGGGCAGCTCGCCGTCGGTTGGCGCAAGCCGCGCCCCGGCGAGGACCCCGACGGGCTGTTCCCGATCTGGCCGATCCTCGGCGGCGCCCCGGGCGACGGCGGCGACGACGGGGGCGACGACGACACCGACGATTCCGGCACGGACGACGGCGACGGCGGCGACGACCAGGGCGACGACGGCGAGTGGCAGTCGGTCATCGACCAGTGGAAGGCCGAGGGGCTCAAGCCGAAGCAGATCGCCGAGCGGCTCGCCGCCTCCCGGAAGTGGGAGCAGCGCGCGAAGAAGAACAGCACGGCGGCCGAGGAGCTCGCCAAGCTCAAGCGGCAGGGGATGAGCGAGGTCGAGGCGGCCGTCGCCGCGGCCCGCGCCGAGGAGCGCGTGAAGGGCGGCGAGCGCATCGCCCGCTCGTCGTTCCTCGCCGCGGCAAAGGGCCGCATCCCCGACCCGAAAGCGGTCGTCGAGGAGATCAACCTTCGCAGGTACGTCGACGACGACGGCGAGGTCGACGACGACGCGATCGCCGCGCTCGTCGACAAGCTCGCCCCGAACAAGTCCGACACGGACGACGACAACGACGACGCCGACGAGCGCGACACGCGCCGCCGTCGCCGTCCGGCCCGCGGCTATCAGGGCGCCCGCAACGGGTCCGGCCGCAGCAAGGACAGCAAGCGGGGGCAGGTCGACGGCAACGCGCTGTTCGAGGAACTGCTCGGGCGCAAGCCGCAGACTTCCCGCACCTCTTGACCACTAGGAGAGACACATGGATCTCAGTCTTCGCACTGAGACGTCCGGGGTGGACGATCAGTCGTGGCTCGGCAGCGAGCACGGCACGCAGGCGACCGAGTCGATCACCCTCGACACGTCGACGTTCACCCCGGCGACGCACTACCCGGACGGGTATTTCAAGAGCGGCATCCCCCTCGGGCAGATCACCGCCGGCGGCAAGTTCGGCCCGTACGACAACGCCGCGACCGACGGCCGGCAGACGCTCGTCGGGTTCCTGTACGCCGCGGTCAAGGCGCCCGCGTCGAACACGGTCGACGTCGGCGCCGCGCTGTTCGTGCACGGCAAGGTCCGGTCCGCGCGTCTGCCGCTCGGCGCGGTCGACGCCGCCGGGCAGGCGGACGTCGCCGGCCGTATCCGGTTCATCTGAGAGGGGGTGGCGTAGATGGCATGGGTTCTCGACACCGAGTACATCGAGCCCGAGGAGCTGACCGCGGTCATCCGGGCCTCGTTGGCCGAGCAGCAGGTGAACCGGTTCACGCTGGGCCGGTGGCTGCCGAACGTGGCGATCGACGACATCACGTTTCGCTTCAACAAGGGCGGCACGGGCGGGCTCGCCGAGGCGAGCGTCTACCGTTCGTGGGACACCGAATCCCGGATCGGTCGGCGCGAGGGTGTCGCTCAGGTGATGGGCGAGCTGCCCCCGATCAGCGAGAAGATCCCGCTGAACGAGTATGACGCGCTGCGGATCCGGTCGCTCGACACCGCCGACCCGATGCGCCGGGCGATCGCCCGCGACGCGTACCGGCTCGCGACGAACATCGCCGCGAGGTTCGAGCTCGGCAAGGGCGAGGCGCTCGCCAACGCGCAGTTCACGATCAACGAGAACAACCTGCAGCTCGCCCCGGTGCAGTTCGGGCGCAAGCCTGAGCACAGCGTCGTCGCTGCGACGCTGTGGTCGGATCACGCGAACGCGCGGCCGCTCGACGACCTCGAAGCGTGGACGCTGGTCTACGTCAACACGAACGGCACCCGTCCCGACCGGGCGCTGATGCCGCGTACCGTGCTCGCGCACATGCGGCAGTGCGACCAGGTCGTACGGCAGGTGTACCCGCTCGCCCCGGCCGGGTCGGCGCCGATGGTTTCCGTCGAGCAGCTCAACACCGTGCTGTCGAGCCTCGACCTGCCCGCGATCGAGTTGAACGACGCGCAGGTGTCCGTCGACGGCACGCCCACCCGCGTCATGCCCGCCGACGCGCTCGTGTTCGTGCCCGCCCCGGGCCCGACCGACGCGGCGCAGCCGAGCGACCTCGGCGGGTTCCTGCTCGGCACGACCGCCGAGTCGCTCGAACCCGAGTACAGCTCGGTCGCTGAGCGGGCCGGTGTCGTCGCCGCCACGTGGAAGACCAAGGACCCGGTCAGGTTGTGGACTCACGCCGCGGCGGTCGGGATGCCGGTCGTCCGCGAGCCGAACCTGACGCTCAAGGCGGTGGTGATCTGATGGCTCGCCGACTCCACTCGTACGTGCACGTCGACGGCGTCGCCTACGGGCCCGACTCCGACGTACCCGCCGAGGTCGCGAAGCGGATCGGCGATCACGCGTGGACCGACGACAGCGACCAGGACGGCGACGAGCCGGCCGACGTCGGGTTCACCGACCCGACCGCGCAGCAGTCGCCCACGGGCGCCGGCGAGGCGCCGCCCCGCTCGGGCCGCGGCTCGGGCATCGAGGCGTGGCGCACGTTCGCCGAGCAGAACGGCGTCGGCACCGACTCGGACATGAGCCGCGAGGACATCATCGCGGCGTGCGAGGCGGCCGGCGTCGTCGAGCCCGAGCAGCCGAAGGAGTAGGGGCATGGCGGCGTACGCGACCGTCGCAGACTACGAAGCGCGCGCCGCCGTCTCCCTGCCCGACGGCAGCCCGCGGCGGGCGCAGGTCGAGGCGTACCTCGACGATGCGTCGGCGCTCATGGCCCGGCACATCCCGGCCGGGTACACCCCGGACGCGGGCACGCTGCGCGCGATCTGTGTCGCGGTGGTGCGTCGGGTCATGGCCAACCCGGGCGGGTACCGGCAGCGCACCATCGGCCAGTACTCCGAGTCGCTCGGCGAGGATGGCGGGCTGTACCTCACGGACGACGAGAAGGCGCAGCTCGTACCCGAGGACGTCACCGACCCGGGGGCCGACGCCGCGTACTCGATCGGCGTGCGCGACGACGGGCTGCCGGGCTGGCGTGACGACCCGTACGCGGGCAGCCCGTACGACCCGGCGCCCGGGTTCTGGGCCGGCGGTGTGTGGTGATCCCCGGCGACGTGCTGCCGCACCTGGTCGAGGTCGAGCACCCCGGCAGCAAAACGGACCGGTACGGCAACACGGTCACCGACTGGTCGGCGTCGACCCGCAGCAAGGTCGAGGCGTGGCTGCAACAGAACACGGCAGGCGAGGACACCGACCAGCGCGACGCGCAGATCGGCGAATGGCTCATGATCTGCAACCCGGTCACGGCCGACGGCGACCCGCTCACGGTGTACGGCGCCGACCGCGTGCACTGGGGGCAGCTGCAGTTCGAGGTGATCGGCCCGCCGGGGCCGGCGTACACGCCGACCGAGCTGCACCACTACGAGATACGGCTCCGAAGCGTCGAGGGGTGAGCATGCCGCGACCGAGGATCATCCCCAACCGGCAGGGGATCGCGACGTTCCTGCGCTCGCCGGAAACACGAGCGCTGATCGAGCGGAAGACCAGGGCGGTCGCCGACGCGGCCGCGCAAGCCTCTGAGGGCGGCGGCGGGCAGTTCCGGGTCGACGTCGAGACGGGTGACCGTCGCGTACGCGGCGCCGTGATCGGCGACTATTCGACGAGCGACCCGGAGGTGTCACGGCGGGCGCTGCTGCGCGCCCTCGACGCCGCGCGGGCGACCGAATGAGCGCGCCGATCGGGTTCCCCGATGGTGTCGCCGTCGTCCGGGCGTACCTGCGCGAGCAGCTCGTCGCCCGCGGCGTCGACGTGCCCGTCGGCACCCGCGTGCCGGACCGGCGGCCGGCCCGGTTCGTGCGGCTCGAACGGATCGGCGGCACGCGTCTGGACCTGGTAACCGACCGGCCCCGGATTGACGTGCACTGCTGGGGCGACAGCGAGGAGTCGGCGCACGACCTCGCGCAGCTCGCCCGCGCGCTGCTGCTCGCCATGCCCGGGTGGCGCGGCGCCGTCGCGTACGACGTTGCCGAGGTCGGCGGGCCGAACACGCTCCCCGATCCGACGAGCGATCAGCCGCGCGTGGTGTTCGCCGTCGAGGTGTCGCTGCGCGGCCGTCGGCTCGACCCCTGACCCCGGCTCACCCGCCTCACTGACCACTCGCCCCGGACCGTGCAGCGGCCCGGGTTCCTCATGGGAGGACTCATGACCACACCGACGCCCCCGGACATCGACGCCGGGTTCCGAACCGACCTGATCCGTAAGCAGTTGGTGCAGGCGATCTACGCCGCCGACTACACCGCCCCCGCGGTGACCGCCCCGTTCGACTCGGCCACGGGCGCGCTGCTCGCGCTGCCGGCCGGGTACGTGCCGGTCGGCTACACCACCGACGACGGGCTGACCTTCACGAGCGATCTGTCGATGGCCGACACGACGAGCTCGCAGTCGGTCGAGCCGACCCGGTCGGACGTCGAATCGGAAGTCCTGACCGGCGGGTACGCGCCGCAGGAGACGAATGCGGCGACGGTCTCGATGTACAAGGGGCTGCCCCTGTCCGGCACGGGAGCGCTGCCCGCGATCGGCTCGCAGTGGGCGATGACCCGCCCGGCCGTGCCGAAGCTGCCGTATTACCGGCTGCTGTTCATCGGTCTCGACTACGCCGACGACGGCTCCGAAATCTACATCGTCAAGCACTACCCCAAGGCGCGCGTCACCAGCAAGGACGACAGCCAGTGGGCGCGGTCGACGGAGACGCAGTGGCCGGTCACGGTGCAGGCGTACCGCGATCCGGTGCTCAAGACCGCCGAGAAGGAATGGATCGACGGTCCCGGATGGCGGGCGATGGCCACGCCGTAACGGCCCCCATGGACGGGCGAGGGGCGGCGGTTCTGGGTGAGCCCCGACCGTCCCTCGCCCTTTCTCATGCTCACCCGCAGCTCACCCGAGAAAGAGAGACACCACCATGAGCAAGCCGAACGGGAAGCGCTACCGGCTGGAGACCGTCAAACGGCAGTACACCGACGCGCTCGGCGTGCCTGACGGCCGGGTCGAGTTCGAGTTCGGGCCGGACGACGACCCGAAGGTGTTCAGCTTCCCGCACCCCGTGTTCACGCCGGACGAGATGCAGCGCGAACTCAACAAGGCGGACGGCGACGAAGCGTCGGCCCGGATCCTGCTCGGCGAGCAATTCGACGAGTTCGTCGCGGCCGGCGGCGACGTCAACTCCCTCGCGCTGCTGTACGTCGGCATCCGCAACGAGGCGCAGGACAAGGTCGTCAAGGTGCGCCCTACGAAGGGGTAGACCCGGACGGCGACGACGTCGTCGAGGTCTACACGTACACGGTGCTCGACGTGCTCGGCGAGCACCCCGAGGCGGTCGAGGCGGATCTCGCCCACCAGTACCCCGAGTACGGTCCGGGCGGGCCGCTCGCGGCGTACTGGCGGGGCGAGATCACGCTTCGGTGGCTGCGCGTCATGGTCGAGCACCTGCCGCCCGACGGGGCGACCGCCCGCGCGAGGAACGGCCACGCGTGGCAGGTGGGCGACTATGCGGCCGCTGACAGCCGCGATCTGCTCGCCCTGTTGTTCACCGCGTTTGTCAACGCCAACCGGAAAGAGGGCACGAGCGCGATGCCGTGGCCCGAGCCGGGTTGGCGGCCGGGCGATCCGACGCCCGAGGAGTCCGCGGCGAAAGCCGAGCAGAACCGGGCGCAGGCGCGGGCCGCGTATGAGCACATCACATCGCAAGTGCTGCCCGGTAAGGGGTGATTCTGCATGCCGGTCGAGGTCGGCGTCGGGTACGTGTCCGTCGTCCCCGAGGCGCGCGGGTTCGGCCGGCTGCTGCAGCAGCAGATCAGCGGCGAGTCGGCAGACGTCGGTACGACCGCCGGGCAAGAGGCCGGCCGGGGGTTCCTCGGCGGGATCGGCGGCGTGCTGAAAGCCGGTGTCGTTGGTGTCGCCGCGACGGCGGGCGCGCTGTTCGCCGCCGGGTTCGCCGAGGCGGTCGAGCAGGACAAGAGCAACGCGAAGCTCGGCGCGCAGCTCGGGCTCACGCAGAAGGAGAGCGCCCGCGCGGGCAAGATCGCGGGCAGCGTCTATGCCAAGGGGTACGGCGAGTCGATCGACCAGGTCAACGACTCGCTGCGCTCCCTCGCGCAGAACGGCGTCGCGAGCATCAACGCCCCGAAGAAGGAGCTCGCCGGGCTGACAAAGTCGGCGCTGAACCTCGCCGAGGCGTTCGACGCGGACGTGTCCGACTCGGCGCGGGCGGCCGGGCAGCTCATGCGCACCGGCATGGCCAAGAACGCGAAGGAAGCGTTCGACCTGATCACCCGCGGATTCCAGAACGGCGCCGACAAGGCGGGCGACTACCTCGACACCCTGAACGAGTACTCGACGCAGTGGCGCGACCTCGGCCTGACCGGCTCGCAGGCAGTCGGGCTCATCACGCAGGGGCTCCGGGCCGGCGCCCGCGACAGTGACATCGTCGCCGACGCGCTCAAGGAATTCGCGATCCGGGCGAAAGACGGATCGGACACCACCAAGCAAGGGTTCGACGCCCTCGGCCTGTCGGCCGACCGCATGGCGGCGACGTTCTCCAAGGGCGGACCGGGCGCAGCGAAAGCGCTCGACAGCGTCCTCGACCGGCTGCGCAAGATCGAGGACCCGGTCAAGCGCAGCCAAACGGCCGTGCTGCTGTTCGGCACGCAGGCCGAGGACTTGCAGCAAAGTTTGTACGCGCTCGACCCGAGTAAGGCGGTCGACGACCTCGGCAAGGTGGGCGGCGCCGCCGACAAGATGGGCAAGACCCTGCACGGCACCGCGA